CGTATCCAAACCAAAACCCGATCACGCCCCCGACACCAAGGAGTAAGCCATGTCCCGTTACGCGAGAAATTCCGTTGTCCTGCTCAAAAAAGAAACCACGTCTGGCACAGATGCCGTACCGACTGGCGCATCCAATGCGGTGTTGGTATCCAACCTAAAAGCCAACCCGCTGAATGCGCAAAATGTCTCGCGCGACCTCATCCGAAGCCACTTCGGCGGGTCTGAGCAGTTAGTAGGAAGCGCCTACAAGACCATCGATTTTGACGTTGAATTTCAAAATGGCGGCACGGCGGGTACAGTAGCTCCATGGGACGAAGTCCTACAGTGCTGCGGATTCTCCACTGGAACTTTGCTGACTACCCCTTCGCGGGTCGAACACAACATCGCCGCGCCAAGCGCTCAAGCATCTGCCACGATCTACTATTACGATGATGGCAGCTTGCACAAATTGCTTTATGCAAAAGGCACAATGAAAATTGATCTAGGCATAGGCAATCGTCCAGTATTCAGTTTTAGTTTTACTGGTTTAGATGGCGGGCTGAGTGCATCAGCTAATCCAGCTACAACCCTTACTAGCTACAAGACCCCGCTCGTTGCAACCGACCCTAATACCGGAGCTCTAACGCTGGGCTGCACGTATGCTACTGGAGCGCTATCAGGTGGCACGGAATACGTATCCGGCGGACTCACGCTAGACCTTGGGAATACAGTTAATTTTATTGACTTATTAGGTACAGCAACGCAGCCAGGCCAAACGGTTGAAATCAGCCAGCGGGAAACCACTGGAAAATTGATGGTTGATTTAACGCCAGAAAACGAAGTAATTTTTATGACAAATGTGAAATCAAATACGCTTCAGTCTATCGGCCTCGTGCATGGCACGACGGCAGGGCTGAAGATGATGATTTTTATGCCTTCCGTACAGCTGGTCAATCCAACGCTTGAAGAAAATAATGGCCGCCGCATGATTGGCTACGACTTCCGCGCCTTGCCAATTTCCGGCAATGACGAACTAAAAATCATCGCACTCTAAGGATAACCATGTTCAAACTGATCCCCGACCCGATATTTACCGCCACTGTATTGATCCCTAACGGAGACGAACCCATTCCGCTTAAGCTCAAATTCATTCGCAAAGGAAAGGAAGATGTTTCTTCCTGGATCGAGGCCGCCGCCGCGCGCAGCGATACAGATTCGTTGACGGAGATCATCGACGGATGGATTGACGTCGATACACCATATACTGTGAGCGCACTCGAAAAAATGCTTAATAACTATAGTGGCGCAGGCATGGCCATGTTCAAAGGCTACCTCAATGCGCTGTCGGAGGCCGCTAGAAAAAACTAGAAGACGCTGCTCGCGCCTGGGTTAACGGGCCGGTCAGCGTCGCACCCGATGCACAAGCCCTGGCCGCGATGGGGCTGGTTTGGGAAGGTGAAGAAGTCGAAGAGGGCGTGGCAGTCTGGCCGGAAAATTGGCAAACCGTCACGGTGTTTTGTTCCATGGGCACGCAATGGAGAGTGAGCGCAAGCATGAACGGAATGATCTGGACAGGGCTGGACTACAACACGCTTCCCATCGTCGAAGCGCGCCTGAACGTGCCCCGCGCAGACCGTGCAGAACTCTTCGCTAACCTGCGCATCATGGAAGCCGTGGCTCGTACCGAATTGAATAAGGCGCACTGAAATCATGGCTGACACCAAAGCAAAATTTATCATCACCGCCGTCGATGACACGAAGGCCGCGTTTAATTCGATCAAGACCGGGCTGGGCAGCGTAACATCCGTCGCCGCAACGCTTGGCGTAACGCTCTCTGCAGGCGCCTTCGTCGCCTGGACGAAGGGGATGATCGACGCAGCCGATGAGCTGAACGATTTGTCCCAGCGCGTTGGCGTCGGCATCAAGGAGTTGGCAGGCTACAAGCTCGCCGCAGAGCAGAGCGGGGCGAGCCTTGAAACGGTCGCCAAAGGCATCAAGGGGCTGGCCGTCTACATGACGGAACACAGCAAAAACATGAAAGACGCCGGGATACAAGCCAAAACCACTGACGAGATGATGGTGAAGCTAGCCGACATTTTCGCAAAAATGCCAGATGGGTTAGAAAAAACTGCGCTATCTGTAAAACTCTTTGGCAAAGCTGGGTCAGACTTGATCCCCATGCTCAACCTGGGCGGAAATGGGCTGCAAGAGGCCAAAGACAAAGCCGAAGCCTATGGCAAAAAGATGGCAGAACTAGCGCCGCTGGCAGATCAGTTTAATGACAAACTGGCAGAGTTAAAAATATCATCATCTGCGCTTGGTTTATCTTTTGCGCAAGATGTTCTCGCCGTACTGGGGCCGCTGGCAGACCAGCTTGCAAATTCAAAAAACAAGGCGGGAGAAACTGCAGAATCATTTCATTTTCTTGGTGAATCATTAAAAACAATTCTAGTTTTTGGTAGCGAAGTAGGCTTTGTTTTCAAGGCCATCGGAACAGAAATTGGCGGCATCGCCGCGCAAATTGCCGCATTGGGAAAAGGGAATTTTTCAGGCGCTGGCGCCATTCATGAGGCGATGATGGCAGATGCTGCCACCCGTCGTGCTGAGCAGGATAAATTCACTGCTTCGATCATGGCCTCGACTTACAGCACGGCACAAGCAAAGCCAGGAACTGTGCCATCAGCTTCAACACCCTCCGCTGCCGACGCTGCCAGCAAAGCCAAAATCCTCCTCGGACAGCAGCAAGAATCTGCAAAAAAAGTCGCCGACACCTACAAGCAATTAACCCAATCGATTGCTGAATATCAGGCGCAACTCGATGCTCAGGAGGCCAAGCAAGGCAAGCTGACCAAGGCTGACGAATTGGCTATCCAGGCCAAGCTCAAACTGACCGCCGCACAAGTTGCGCAGTTAAAACCAGCGCTAGAAAAAATCGCTGCGGATGAACGTGAACTCGAATTGCGTAAAGCGATAAACAAACGCGCCGAAGATAACCTGGCTGCGGCTGAAAAAGAAACCGCCAGCATCAGAGATCAAGTCATTGCGCAGAACGACCATAATGACACGATTGGACTGACCACCGAGCAGCTTGGCGCGCTCGAAATCGCCCGCATCGATGAGCAGATCGCTGCCAAGCAAACACTGTTATCTATTTTTTCCGAAAATGATGGACGCAGCGCGCAAGTGCTGGAAATTAAAGCGCAGGTTGATGCACTAAACGAATTGAAGTCAGCCAAACTAGAAGGCGCTACACGGCAAACCATCGCCGAAAATATCAAGCGAAACACGGAAGAATGGAAGCGATTTACAGATGACATTGAAAGCAGCTTGACCGATGCCTTGATGCGTGGATTTGAAGGCGGCAAGGACGGCGGAAAGAATTTTGTCGATAGCCTTAAAAATACCTTAAAAACTGCCGCGCTTAAAATTGTCGTACAAGCGATTGTTAATCCAGTGATGGGTGGAATCCAAGGCGCTTTATCTTCTGGTGGATTCTATGGTAGCAACCAGTCAGGTGTTGGAACATTATCATTGCTATCATCATTATCTAATGGCAACGCCAGCTTTTATTCTGGGTTCAGCTCGTTCGCGGGCAGCAGTATCGGTCAGTCGCTGGGCCTGGCGAACACCGCCTCATTCGTGGGCCCTGTTGCCCCTGGCGGGACAGCCGGGCTTGGGTTGACCTCTTTCGGGAGCGGCTTGCAGTCCGCATTGCCTTATTTTCCAGCCATCGCATCATTGGCGCAAGGAAATATAGCACAAGCAGGGCTTTCTGCAGTTGGCGCTTATTTTGGTGGGCCAATAGGCGGAATGATTGGATCGACTATTGGAGGATTATTTGGCGGTGGCGGTGGCGCAAAAGTAGAAGGCGATGCAAAATTTTCTCTTGCGGGAAACACCTCTAATTATGCTGGTGACACATCCCTATTTCCTACCACGCAAGGAAATTCTCAGATTCGTGATTTCCTAACGGTGCCACTAAATAATTTACAAGAAACAATTAAACAACTTGGTGGAACGCTTAACAGCACAATCCAATTTGGTTTTGATGCAGACCCGAAAGGATCAGCCCAAAGTCGTGTTAGATCAGTAATCGACGGAACGACTTTAGCGAACGGAACAGATTACGGCCGAACGGAATCCGAATTGCAGGCTGGAATGACAAAAGAGCTAGAGCGCCTGCTCATCGCGGCATTTGACAAGGCAGATTTTGACCCTGCCACGAAAGGCATGATTTCTGTCCTGCGTTCTGCGGGGGTGGCAATCCAAGACATTTCCGGTACTTTAGTTCCACTCCGCGCTGCCTTCACCAGTCTTGGGATGCCCGTATCATCATTAACCAAAGAGCTTGTCGATGCATTCGGCGGGATAGGTAATCTTGAGAGTGGTCTATCAAGTTTTTATGACAATTTTTATTCTGATGCTGAAAAATATAATTCCGCGCTAGGAAATATCAGCTCGACTTTAAAAAGTCTTGGCGTATCCGTGATCCCATCGACACGAGAAGAATACCGCCGCCTGGTCGAAGCGCAGGATTTGAATACAGATTCTGGGCGGGCCATGTATGCGTCACTTATCGCCGTGTCTGGAGCATTTGCAAATATAACGCAAGCATCAAATTCTGCATCGACATCTTTATCAAATACAGCAGCATCTATAGCTGATGCGGCTCAAGCATCTTTTGATAATGCTCAATCAATAGCAAATTCTTCATTATCTGATTTGGCTAATTCTATTGATGCGCAAAAAACTTCACTACAAAATGAATATGACACTGCACTTAAAAATTATAACAATAGACTGGATTCTGTAAATAACAGCATATCTAAATTACAAGTACTTGCTACATCTCTTAAATCTACACTCGATGGGATGCGTATTTCTGGGTCTGATACGTTATATAGGATAAATGCCCAAGCGCAAATCAGAGAGGTTATTGCCTCTGTTAAATCAGGTGGTTCACTCCCGCTGAATGGGCAACTTGATAGCGCATTAGCTACGTTAAGCAAACCAAGTGAGCAGCTTTTTGCAACATTCGAGGACTACGCAAAAGATTTTTATGCAACTGCAAATGACATTAGCATGCTTGGTGATTTAACAGGACAGCAGCTGACAGCAGATGAGCAGATGCAAAAGTTATTAAGAAGTCAAATATATACGCTTGATTCTGGATTTAATGCGCAAATAAATGCATTAAATGATATTTACAATTCAGCGAAGTTGCAGCTTGATGCTTTAAATGGAATCAATACCAATATATTAAGCGTCAATGCAGCACTCGGTAATTTTAACTCTAGCATCTTATCGCTTTCGACTGCAAAATCAGCTGTTGAAGCAATAAATTCCGATCCAATTAAAAATGCAGTACAAGCAGCTTATGCGGCTATTGGGCGAAGTGGAAACATCGACCAAGGCGGTTATGATTTTTGGACTCAAAATTTGAGCAATGGAAATATATCAATGGATCAGTTTCAGAATACATTTCTGAATTCTGCTGCCAACAGCACAAATAGCAATTATCAGTCGGCCATTGATCAAGCCAAGCTACTGTTGGCTAGAGGAGATGATCTACCAGGGTTTGCCATCGGAACAAATTATGTTCCTAATGATATGACAGCAAGAATTCACCAGGGAGAGCGGATCATCCCTGCTGCTGATAATCAGCAACTCATAAATCTACTTCAGTCTTCACCATCAAGTAATTCATTAATTGCAGAAATACAGGCATTACGTGCGGAAGTTCGCGCGCTTAAGTCAAGCAATGAATCAATAGCGAAGAGCACCGCTAAATTTGCAAATCAATTTGAAACTGCCTCTGAAGGAGGCCGCGCCATGCTGACTGAGGCATATGTATGAAATTTATAAGGCCAACAAAAGTAACTGATGCGATGCTTATTAGCAGCACGATCCCTGAAACTGACTATGAAAATTGGTTAGCATCTACCAGTTATGTTATAGGGGATCGCGTAACGCGTGCAGTGTCGGGTGTACATCGAAATTTTGAAAATCTCATCGCTGGGGTTGATGCTACTTTTCCCGAAATATCTGCATTAAATTTAACTCCGAGATGGCTAGATATTGGCCCAACAAATAAATGGGCGATGTTCGATGGATTAGTCGGAACACAAAGCTCTGCAC